TCTATTATTCGCAGAATCTGCATCATTACTAATAAAATCTATCATTGGATAGGTAGATGCTTGTATTTTTAAAGTACAATTACTTGAATCTCCACCACTAAACCTTCCTGTACCATTAACATCTAGCATATATGTAGATTCAGTAGGAGTACCTATTAGTAATCTACCTGCTGCCGTTAAGGTCATTGCTTGGGTAAAGGTTATAGCTGCATTTGCCGATGGTGCTACACCTGCATAATTCCAAATAAAACTTCCTTGATATTGAGTAAATCTTGAAGCTGCTACACCTGAATTTTTATATAATAAACTACCTGCTGCATTATAATAAAAGTTAGAGCCAATAGACACTGAATTGTAAACACTTGATGCTTGTTCTGTCCATAAAATACCACCTGCACCAAATTCAAAAGTCCTACTATCGCCATAAGCATTACTCGGTGTAACTCCTAATCCTAAATTGCCTGAAGAATTTAAGGTTAATTTTGTTGCAGCATTATTACCACCACTTGCAGTACCAAAAACTAAATCAGTAGCTGCGGTAGTGCCATTTTGTACAACTGCTCTTATATATGCTTGTTTAGCTCCACTATCAACAGTAAAATCTATGCCCATTGTTTGACCTGCGGCATAAGAATTATTTTCAATCCTAAATTGAGATGTGGTAGATGTAGCTGTACTAAATATTGCAGTTGTTCCATTTAACGCAGCACTAAAAGTCTTTGCACCACTTATTGTTTGAGTAGTTGCTAATGTTACATAACCACTTAAATCAGGTGCGTAGTTAGGTATATTTAAAGTGTTTGCACTAAAGGTCGCTGCACCACTTGTTCCTGTTGTTGTTAATGTTATTGTTCCCTGCTTTGAATTAAATGTACTCCAATCCGCAGAAGCCAATGCACCACGATTCGTTGCACTTGCAGTTGGTACATTTAAAGTAATTACAGGTGTTGTTGTACTATTAGCAACACTTGAACTTAAATCCGTTCCACTTGTTCCTATTGTTAAAGCAGCTACGCTTGTAACTGTTCCTACCCCACTACCACCGACTAATGCTATTGTACCTGTTGCAGCAGGGAATGTGTATTGATAAGGTAAAGTTCCACTAAAATAAAAACTATTTGAATATGTATCAAAGTCAATATTTATACCCTTATTTCCCGAAGCTGAATAAGCAGAAAGTCCAACATAACCTGCTAAACTTGCTGAAACATTATTTTTTAATATTACCCCACCATCAAACTTTGTAAAAGTAGAAAATGTTTTTGCACCTCCTATTGTTTCATTTCCTGTATTATGAACAACCGCTGAATCTAAAGCATAAGTACTATTATCATAGCTAATGGTAGTGCCTGAAGCCTTAACAAATCCTGTACCATTTAATTGTGGTTGTTTAAGATTAAAAGTATTCCAATCAGTTGAAGATAAATAACCATTAGTGCTTGTAGTAGATTGACTTATTGAAATAACACCTGCACTATAAGATATTGGAGCAGTACCGCTTAAAGAAGGAATGTCACTAGTTAAAGCTAAAGTTCCTGTTCCGTTTGGTAAAGTAACTGTCCTATTTACACTTAATGTTGGCGGTTGTAATACCAAAGTAAACCCTGAATTACTGAAAGTTAATCCGCTTGTAATATCTACTGTTGATGTAAAGGTTGTGTAACCGCTAAAGGTTTTAGCACCTGTGATGGTTTCCGTTCCTGCTAAATGAACTACTAAACTATCTAAAGCGTATGTGCTTGAATCAACTGTGCCATCAGCCTTTAAGAATTGACTTGATGTGCCACCACTCTTTACTAAAGTAGTTGCGTTTAATGTACCTATTATCGTTGCTGCGTTTCCGCTTCCACTTGTCTTGTTTATGTATAATCCTTCGCCATTACCACCTTTAGTAATATTCAAAGCAATCCCTGCACCGCTTGAATGATTGATAGCAAATGTATCACTACCACCATTTGATGCAAAAGAACCTGTTGCACCTGTAATAACATCAGCAGTCAAATTAAAAGTTCCTAAATCAACATTAGCAGTAGCACCTGTGTAGGGAACATAACCTGTTAATATAGGAATGTCCGATGTTAATGCAATAGTTCCAGTTGCATTAGGTAGTGTATAAGTATAAATGCCTTTACTAATAGTTCCATTAATTAAAATTGAACCACCAAATTCAGCACCCAAAGCTGAAGAATCAATTAAAACTTTATTTGCAGTAGTGATAGTCAATAAACTATAAGATAATGTTCCAGCAAAATTTTTGCCATAAATTGGCTTATTGTTATTTAAGTATATACTATCGCTTAATGTTAAAGAAAGTGCAGTCAAACCATTTGCTCCCAAATCAACTGCTCCTGTTGCTCCTGTATATGGCACAAACCCTGTTAATATCGGAAAGGTTGTTAAGTTTCCTGCTCCGTTTACATATTGTAAATTAGTTCCGTTGAATCCTATGTTAATCGTTCCGCTTGTAGTAATTGGTGAGCCTGTGATATTTAAACTATCTCCGCTTTCAGTAATCGCAACACTCGTAACTGTTCCTGTTGCACCTGAAGCCCTTTGCCATATAGAACCGCTATAAATAACTTGGTCGCCTACCACAAAAGCTATCGAACCAGCACCAAAGTCAACTGTACCTGCAACATTACATAAGTAAACATCCCCTTGATTTCCTGTGCCATTAGCAAGGGTTGGTGTGTTAGTAGCAGCACTCCAAGTGCCCTTGTACTCCATAACCGAGTTTGGTAATTGACTTACTAATATCTTACCATTAATATCAAGTTGTGGAATACCTAATGAAACATCAATAGGCAGAAAACTGACAACTCCACTTGTAGCCGTTAAAACTCCACTTAAATTCCTAACTTTTGCACCTGCTGAAACTACAATTTGATTTGCCATCTTATATTAATTTATAACTAAATTATTGAAATAATGCCCTAATAAACTCTCCACTTTCTAATACCCTTCCAAATGTCAATACCCCTGTTGTACTATTCCACTTCACTTGCTCATCAACTGCCGTTCCTGTCGTTAAAATATCTTGAACATCAATACCACCACGAGAAACATAAAGACAAGCCTTGCCTATCATATCGCCATAAGTAATAGTTGTTTCTCCACCTGCTGCAATAGTTCCCTTTGTGTAAACCGCACCTCCAGCAACAATTACAACCCCTTCAGGATTGATTTCCGTTCCTGTTGTTGCATAAGCACCTGTACCCTGTAACGATACACTATACGTTGCTATGTCTTTATAAGGTGCGTTAATTTGTAAACTTGTTAAATTACAATCCCCACTAATAACTACCAACCCATCAACTCCGTTATCAATAACAAACTTTACTAAAATTGTAGTCCTATCTTGTTGTTGCTCAAGTAAGAATAAATAGCCATAACCATCCAAAGTTATAAGACCATCACAAGTTACACTCCAAGTTGCAGTATCATTTTTGTATTCTCTATACCACGCACTCGTTTGGCTTGTTACCTCTTTTTGGTCAACGCTTACACTAAATGTGCAATTTGTAGAACACGAAAACGGAATATCCCTGCCTGCTGGATATGTAACCGAAGGTGGTTCAAAATAATACAACATTATATTGTTGCCTTGTACATTGTCTGCCATAACTACAAATTTAAGTATATATTCCTATTATCACTCCGTCAATCCTTATTTGGTAAACTTTTGTATTAGGGAATACTGTTTCTACCTTATACCATAAGTAATCACCATTGAAAGTTAATCCACCATCTTCATCTTCATAAAACACATCACCATAATCAGGGTCGGTTATTCCATCTAATGTAAATATTTCAGTTGCAGTTAATGTTCCTGCTAAAGCCTCTGCACTTGTTACATAACCATTAGACCTAAAATGAGCAACCGAAGGAACAAATGGTGGTGTGCTTGTTGAGTTTATTACTTCGTAAATATTAGCTTCAACATTATCACTATTAATATCTAATAATGTTCCTTGTATAGTATCATTAAACAAATCAATTGTTGTATTACCTACCATATACTGCTTATTAGCAACACTTATTTGTGCTGGGTCAGTATCAGTTGCCTTTATTCTCATTGAACCGCTAAATCTACCTTCATCAGTATTCATACCCATAAAAGTAGAATCAATATTGATTACATTCTTGTTTAAGTTATTAGAATATTGTCTAATTACTAATTGACTTAATGAACGATACTTATCCGATAAATATTCGTAACGATACCAATTCTTTAAGTTTAAACCATCTTCATCTGCTAAAAATCCTTTATAAGAATAATATCCATTGTAAGAATCATTAAAGCCTAAATCTAAATCTGCATTAAATACATATTCATCCGTATTACTTAATGAACCAATACATTGATAAGATTGAAAAGCAGGTTGAATAGTAAATGAAAAATTATTTACTTCGTTTGCTTCTACTGTTGATTTCCAATAAGTAGAAGCAGGTTTTGCTAATATATATTCAAAATATATTGTTCCTGATTCGGGGGCAGGTGGCAATATTAAACTTAATTCAGTTAAACTTACTTCTGCATCATATGGCTCAAAATAATAACTTGAACCGCCAAACTCCCACTTTTTATTATTATCTATGCTATAAAAACCTGCTGGAGTTTGTAATTGAATCCTTAATATAAAGAAAGCATCAGGAACTGTTGCTCCAACTGCTACAAGATTTGAATTAAAAGAAATTTGTACCACTTCATTAAAACCAATATTAGGGAAATAATTAGGTTTTATAGATGCGTGATATGGGGCTACAACATTTGTAATATCTATGTAATAATCATTTGATAATCTACTAGGATATGGTGCAACAAATATTAAACCACCATTCACTTGTTCAGTCCAAGCGTATGCGTGTAATAAACCGCCTGAAGATGTTACTTGCTTTAAATCACCATTAGTAAGATAGTTTGAAGGATATTCAATTTGTTTATCAAATTGCACCTTGTTATATCCTTTTCTTAATAGTTTCATTTGGCTATTATCAACAAAGAATAAACCTGTTTCATTACCACTATAACCATCTATTAAACCATTAAAACTTGTAGTTCCTGAATCAACAACTAATCCAGCATTATCATATTCAGTAAACCAATATGTTTCTTGTGCAAATTGTGAAACTGAAACTATATGCCATTTCCCTTGTGCTTGAAATAATCTTGCACCAAATCCTTTTACTATTTTAGTTAAAACTGCCAAACAATTATCAACTTGATAATCATTAGTAATAAATAAAGCAAAGTTTAAATATGATTGCTTTAATGGGTCAGCCCAACTTAATGTTGACCTATTATACATTCCATCTGCATAATAACTTATTCCTGTTATAACATTTAAGTTAGTAGGAAAAGCAATTGCGTTTAATGAGTTTAATAGATAAAACATACAATCATTAAAATCACTTAAAACATAATCTTCAGCTAATGGGTATTTAATCTTTTCTAATATACCCAAACCATCTACTGCGTTAAATGAAAGTTCTTTTCTGCCTGTTGTAAATGAAAATTGAACGCTATCACTTAATGCCCATCCTTGCCACTCTAAAGTTTCATCATAGTAAAGTTTACATAAATACTTTCTATCATTTAGTGTTGTTAGGTTTGGCATATTATTTATGTCATCCGTAACATCTATTCCAATACTTAATTGACTTGCATAAATAGGCTCAAAAATATCATCACTTCTTGGGATGTATTGCAACTGAATTGTAGTTGCAGGATATTCAATTAAAGCACCAGCATAACCATCTTCTAATAAATACAATTCCGTAATGCTACCACTTTTGGAAGCCATTGTTATTTTATATTTATTTGCGTATGCCATTATATTCCCCTTCTTAAGTTAAGTGAATGATTAGACCTTTGTAATGCTAAAACTAAATCATTACCTTTTAATACAAATGAACCGCCACCTGCCATTGCACCACCACCACTCATTGCACCTGCATTGAATGTAGTATTTAAAAAACCACTTAATTTACTTAATGGGATAATAGCTTCAGGACCAGCTTCACCAACCATTCCGATATGTGGTTTATTAACAATACCGCCTTCTGCATATTTTGGTATCATTAATATTCTACCAGCAGAACCAGCAACATTAGAAGCAGCAACTGCAACTTCACTACCACCACCTGTTAAGGCAGCCATAATTGCTCTAAATATCAATGTTTGAATTACCATTGCAACTAATTGTTCGGTAATTTTACCTAACATATCTAAAAATGCCTTACCAAAACTATCGCCTTTTTGCATTGCATCGTAAACACCTTGTAACGCATTTACTACATTTCCTGAAAGTTGTTTAGCAAAAGATTCGTATGATTTATTAAGTTCATCAATTCTATCACTTTCCATCTTAAAACCCTTCATTCTACCTGATGCATCCCTTGTTAAGAAATCACCTAAACTATTATCTTTACCTGTAACTCTTTTTCTTTCCTCACCCATTTTTCTTTTCCTATCAGCACTTTCTCCTTTATCACCATAGGTAAGAATTAACGCATTATCAAACCCTTTATCTTTAAATATTTTTTTGTATTTCTCAATATCCATTAATTGTTGAGACAATTCATATTTAAGTGAAGCAGAAAACTCTTTTAAAGCATCTATTGTTTTGTCTCCACCTTTTTTTACATTATCAGCAGTTGGGGTTAACGTAATTGTTTTTAATTGTTCTAATGTATTTAATTCAAGATTTGCAATTTTATTTTTTATTACATCTCCTAATACATTGTATTTTTTATTTATTAAATCTTTTTGATAATCAACACTCCTTATATGAGAATGTCCTTTTTCAATCATTTCCTTTGGACCTGTAACTAATGCTAAAGCATCATTTCGTTTTTTATTATTACGAAATTGGTCATCATATAATTTAGTTAATTGCTCAAGATTATTTTTTTCTTTAGCAATCGCATCTCCTTGCATTGCTGCCTGATTAACTAAAGTTTGATAATATGCTTTATTTTCACCTAAATTTGCAGCTTTTATTGCTTCACTATTACTGTATAATTTTTTTAATTCTTTTAATGCTTCTTCTTGTTGTGTTTTATTTCCACCAACAATAAGTTCAGTTAATAAAATACCTTTAGTTCTTTTAGCTTGTTCGCCACCAATTAACTTATATAAATTATCTGCTACCTCTTTAAGTTTTTTATTAAACTCCTCAAGTTCGGCAGTTGGTCCTTTAAAAAATGCAATTATATCTTTACTAAATGTAACCGCTAATGAAGATACTATACCAATAGCAACACCAATACCAGCAGGTCCAGCTAATCCTGCAACCATTGCTTGTAAAGCCTTTTTAGTTCCACCTTCGGTTTTAGCTAATCGTTGGAACGATTCAACCATAGGATTTAAGTTATTCGCAACACCCATAATTCCATAAGGAGCATCTTGAGCAATCCTTGAGAAGTTTATAAGCGATTGCGAAGCATCACCCATTGGTTTGCCTAACTTTCCAGCTTGTTCGT